ATGGAGTCTGATAAGATTGCCTTTAAGATCAACAATCAATTGGTGTCTGTTAAGCCGGAGGTGATAGTAGATCAGTATGAATATAAGTACCCTGCAATCAAAGATCAGAGGAAGCCTAGCATTACTCTTGGAAAGGCCCCAGATTTAAATAAAGCGTACAAGTCTATATTATCTGGCATGAACGCCGCGAAGTTGGACCCGGACGATGTTTGCTCCTACCTAGCTGCAGCTATGGAGTTATTTGAGGGGATCTGCCCAGAGGACTGGACAAGTTACGGGATTTTGATTGCCAGAAAAGGAGACAAAATCACACCGGCTACTTTAGTTGACATAAGGAGAACAGATATTCAGGGCAGCTGGGCTCTGGCAGGGGGGCAGGACTTTACCAGAGACCCTACAATCGCAGAGCATGCATCTCTGGTGGGTCTTCTTCTGAGCCTCTACAGATTGAGCAAAATTTCAGGTCAAAACACGGGAAACTACAAAACCAACATCGCAGACAGGATTGAGCAGATTTTTGAGACCGCCCCCTTTGCAAAGATCGTAGAACATCACACATTAATGACCACCCACAAAATGTGTGCGAATTGGAGCACAATTCCAAACTTTAGATTTCTGGCTGGGACTTATGATATGTTCTTTTCTCGAGTTGAACATTTATACTCCGCAATTCGGGTAGGCACGGTAGTAACGGCTTATGAAGACTGTTCCGGACTTGTCTCGTTCACAGGATTCATCAAGCAAATAAACCTCACTGCTAGGGAAGCGATACTTTACTTCTTCCATAAGAACTTTGAGGAGGAAATCAGGAGAATGTTTGAGCCCGGACAAGAAACTGCCGTTCCTCACTCTTATTTCATCCACTTCAGATCCCTTGGGCTCAGTGGAAAGTCTCCATACTCCTCCAATGCAGTCGGCCATGTGTTTAATCTCATTCATTTTGTGGGATGTTACATGGGGCAGATAAGATCTTTAAATGCCACTGTTATATCTACTTGCGCACCTCACGAGATGTCAGTCTTGGGGGGTTACCTAGGGGAAGAGTTCTTCGGGAAAGGGACATTCGAGAGAAGATTCTTCAGAGACGAGAAAGAACTTCAGGATTATGAAGCAGCAGAGGCCATGAAGATAGACCTCGCACTGGCGGACGATGGAACTGTCAATTCGTATGATGAGGATTATCTCTCAGGGGAGACGAGGAGCCCGGAGGCAGTTTATACGAGAATAATGATGAATGGAGGCCGACTCAAGAAGTCACACATCAGGAGGTACATCTCAGTGAGTTCTAACCATCAGTCTCGGCCGAACTCGTTTGCTGAATTCCTAAACAAGACATACTCGAGTGATTCTTAACTAGACGCTCAAGCCTGATTCATAAACTATCAGGAAGGTTGCTTCTTCTTCCAAGAAAAAAACTAACACCCCTCCTTTTGTACCATCTTCAATATGAGCAAGATCTTTGTCAATCCGAGTGCAATCAGAGCAGGCATGGCCGATCTGGAAATGGCAGAGGAGACTGTTGACTTGATAAATCGGAACATCGAGGACAATCAAGCTCATCTCCAGGGTGAGCCTATAGAAGTCGACAGCCTACCTGAAGAGATTGGGAAGCTCAATATCAATGAGGCAAAGCCTCAAAGCTTTGAGAACAATCCCATAGACATAGATGGTAGGATGAATGAAGACTTCCAAATGAAAGAGGTTGAAGATCCAAGTATCCAGTTCCAATCGTATCTGGACAACATAGGAATCCAGATTGTAAGAAAGATGAAGACCGGGGAGCGTTTCTTCAAGATTTGGTCCCAGACTGTTGAAGAGATCATCTCTTACGTTGGAGCCAACTTTCCCAACCCTTCTGGGAAGACGACTGAGAGCAAGTCAACCCAGACGACACCCAAGAAGGTGAAGCCTGAACCCCCTTCAGCTCCAACCGAGAAACCCGAACAATTGTCCAGGACCAGCATGGCTCCCGAGACGACATCAGGCCCCCTGGCCCTAGACTGGTCAGCAACAAATGATGATGATGATGTCTCTGTGGAGGCCGAGATCGCACATCAGATTGCAGAAAGCTTCTCGAAGAAGTACAAGTTCCCTTCCAGATCCTCCGGAATATTCCTGTATAACTTTGAGCAGCTAAAGATGAACCTCGATGATATAGTGAAGGAGGCGAGGGGTGTGCCAGGCATCATCCGTCTTGCCAAGGAGGGTCTTCGCCTCCCTCTAAGATGTATCCTCGGATGGGTTGCATCGTCTCACTCCAAGAAGTTTCAACTGCTAGTTGGGTCAGAGAAGCTGAGCAAGATTATGCAGGATGATCTGAACCGTTATATGTCATGTTGATCTGTTCTGCTATACAAGACAAACTATTCAGCCAGCGTCAGCTGTCTTACTCATATCATGAGGAAGACTGTCAACACCACTGATAAAATGAACTTTCTACGCAAGATAGTTAGGAATTGCAAGGATGAGGACGACCAGAAGCCCCCTCTTGCATCTACGCTTCCGAATGACGACGACCTGTGGCTTCCCCCTCCCGAATATGTTCCTCTAACCGAGATCACCGGTAAAAAGAATATGCGAAATTTATGTATCAATGGTGAGGTCAAAGTTTGTAGTCCTAATGGTTACTCGTTCAGGATCTTGAGACATATCCTGGAATCTCTTGACGAGATCTACTCGGGGAACCATAGAATGATCGGGCTGGTCAAAGTGGTCATGGATCTGACATTATCTGGAGCTCCCTGTCCAGAAGGGATGAATTGGGTCTATAAGCTGAGGCGGACTCTGATATTTCAATGGGCAGAATCCCGCGGTCCATTGGACGGAGAAGAGCTGGAATACTCTCAGGAAATCACATGGGATGATGACTCTGAGTTTGTCGGCCTACAGATAAGGGTGAGTGCCAGACAATGCCATATTCAGGGCCGGATTTGGTGCATCAACATGAATTCCAGGGCATGCCAGCTATGGTCCGACATGTCTCTCAAAACCCAACAATCTGAAGATCACAAAAATAGTTCTCTCCTCTTAGAATAGTAATGTCTTCTTCATGTCCACTCACTGGTTTACCTCCGAGATGGAGAGTGCACAGTTTTATCTTCAACTTCTTGTGAGCAATAGAACAAAAACATGTTATGGTGCCATACTATCGCTGCATTTTTATCAAGATACCTGATTACATTTACATGTGAAATATCCCAGATGTGAAAAAAACAGTTTAACATCCCTCGAACATTTTGGGAAAGATGCTCCTCCAAGTTATCCTCCTCGTGTCTCTGACGGCCATCTTACCGTGTACAGGGCAATTCCCTCTCTATGCAATACCAGACAAATTAGGCCCTTGGAGTCCGATAGACATTCATCATTTGAGCTGTCCAAACAATTTAATTGTTGAGGATGAAGGATGTACAAGCTTGTCAGGGTTCTCATATATGGAGTTGAAGGTCGGATTCATAACCACCATCAAGGTCAGCGGATTCACATGCACCGGAGTCGTGACCGAATCAGAGACTTATACTAACTTCTTTGGTTATGTCACTACCACTTTCAAGCGGAAACACTTTCGCCCTACCCCAGAGTCTTGTAGAAAAGCATACAACTGGAAGATTGCAGGTGACCCCAGATATGAGGAGTCCTTACACAACCCTTACCCGGATTATCACTGGTTGAGAACGGTCACAACGACTAAGGAATCCCTCTTGATCATATCACCCAGCGTAGTAGACATGGATCCTTACGACAAATCTCTCCACTCGAGAATGTTTCCTAAAGGGTCTTGCTCAGGAGCCTCAATCCCTTCAGTTTTTTGCTCAACTAATCACGACTATACACTGTGGATGCCAGAGGATTCCAATTCCGGGATGTCTTGCGACATTTTTACAATGAGCAAAGGAAAAAAAGCGTCAAAGGGAGGCAAGGTGTGTGGGTTCGTTGATGAACGTGGATTGTATAAATCTCTAAAGGGGGCGTGCAAACTCAAGTTATGCGGAATCTCTGGTCTCAGACTACTGGATGGGTCTTGGGTTTCCATCCAGAATCACGAAGAGGTCAAATGGTGCTCTCCTAATCAATTGGTCAACATTCATGACTTCAATGCAGATGAGATTGAACATCTTATAGTGGAGGAGTTAATCAAGGAAAGAGAAGAGTGTCTAGATGCACTGGAGTCAATAATAACTACCAAATCAGTCAGTTTCCGACGTCTCAGTCACCTGAGGAAGCTTGTACCAGGTTTTGGCAAAGCTTATACCATCATCAACAAGACACTCATGGAAGCCGATGCCCATTACAAGTCAGTCAGAACATGGGATGAGATTATCCCATCCAAAGGATGTCTGAAGGTCAGAGAAAAGTGTCACCCTCCTTACAATGGGGTGTTCTTCAATGGGATCATTTTGGGTCCGGACGGACAAGTCTTAATCCCCGAGATGCAGTCATCCTTGCTACACCAACATACAGAGTTACTTGAATCCTCAGTTATACCTCTCATCCATCCGCTGGCAGATCCATCCACCATCTTCAGGGGGGATGATGAGGCCGAGGGATTCATTGAGGTCCATCTTCCGGACATCCAAAAGCAAGTCTCTGGAATCGACTTGGGTCTCTCAGAGTGGGAGAGATATTTGATAATAGGTATTTCGGCGATAATCCTGTTCATTCTAGCAATAATTTTCACGATCTGTTGTAGAAGGTGCAAGAGGCGGAAAAAGATCAGAACTGATCATATAGAGCTGGATCGTAAGGTGTCAGTCACCTCTCAGAGTGGGAAGTCGATCCCTTCCTGGGAGTCATACAAATCGAGACAGGGGCACTCCAGATCATGAGTCACCAGTTGTCGACAAAGTCTTTCTGCAATCAGCTCTCTTCTTGACGCCAGAGAGCAGTTCCACCCATCGATCACTCATGAGCCATATGCAATACTAAGACTCACAAGACAGAATGGCTCTCACACATCATTCCTATTGATCAGACAAGATTGATTTGGGTGCAACGGTACACAGGGTCCTGTAGCAATTCCAATGATCTATGGTGCCTTAGTAGAATAAAAACAAATATATTGGACTAATCAAGTAGAGGAGAATACTAAAGAATTGCCTCCTTACGCTCCTCCTTGTAAATATCTACCCATTTGTCTTAGAGTATAACTCATCTTGTTGAGAGAGGAAGGTTCTTCCTTCGAGAGAAATGTATGTTCAGCCCTTGTTTGTCAATTGAGACAGGAGTTGGGTGTGCATATTAGCAGCAAGTTGAATCATCATGACCATATAACCATGAGAAAAACATCATCCCAGCAAGGGGCAACACCCCTCCTCAAAAAAACATCCTTGTCAGGATGATTGACCCAGGTGAGGTATATGACGATCCAATTGACCCCGTTGAGCCTGAACCCGAACTAAAAACCAACAATGCAGTTATCCCCAACATCCTCAGGAACTCGGATTATAATCTCAATTCCCCTCTGATAGAACACCCATCTAGGCTTATGTTAGAGTGGTTAACCACCGGGAATAAGCCCATGAGATTGACCCTTACAGACAATTGCATCCGCTCCTATAAAACTCTGAAATGTTACTTTAGAAAAGTAGACATCGGTTCTGTGAAAGTCGGAGGTCCTGCTGCACAAGCCATGACATCCCTATGGCTTCATGGGGAACACTCTGAGTCAAACAGAAGTAGGAAGTGTCTATCAGATCTCACTCAGTTTTATCAGAAGTCATCACCGATCGAGAAACTTCTAAATTACACATTGGGGAACAGAGGGCTCAGGATACCGCCAGAGGGGGTCCTTCTCTGTTTGAAGAAAGTAGATTATGATAGGTCTTTCGGGAGATATCTAGCAAACATTTACTCTTCTTATCTGTTTTTTCATGTCATCATCTTATACATGAATGCTTTAGACTGGGATGAGGAAAAGACTATTCTTGCATTGTGGAGGGATCTGAACTCTGTTGACATCAAGAAAGATCAGGTCAAGTTTAGAGACTCAATCTGGGGTTCCTTAATAGTCACCAAGGAATTTGTATATTCCCAAAACTCCAACTGTCTGTTTGACAGGAATTATACTCTGATGCTCAAAGATCTTTTCCTGTCTAGATTTAACTCTCTGCTCATACTGCTTTCTCCTCCAGAACCTAGATATTCTGATGATCTAATATCTCTGCTATGCCAGCTTTACATTGCAGGAGATCACGTCTTATCAATGTGTGGAAACTCTGGATACGATGTGATTAAAATGCTAGAGCCGTATGTCATAAACAGTTTGGTGCAGAGAGCCGAAGAGTTTAGACCGTTGATACACTCACTGGGAGACTTTCCCCTATTCATTAGGGAGAAAGTGGGACAGCTTGAAGGAACATTCGGTCCAAGTGCAAGAAGGTTTTTTCAAGTTTTGGATCAAGTGGACAACATACACGACCTGGTTTTTGTATATGGTTGTTATAGACATTGGGGTCATCCTTATATAGATTACAGAAAGGGCCTGTTGAAGCTGTACGACCAAGTTCATGTCAAAAAGATGATAGACGGGGCTTATCAAGAATGTCTGGCAAGTGACCTGGCAAAAAGGATCCTCAGGTGGGGGTTTGACAAGTACTCTAAGTGGTATCTAGACCCCAAATTATTAGCTCCAGACCACCCTTTAGCTCCTTACATAAAAACACAAACATGGCCCCCGAAACACATAGTTGATCTTGTTGGGAATACATGGCATAAGCTTCCCATCACACAAATCTTTGAGATACCAGAGTCTATGGATCCATCAGAAATTTTGGATGACAAGTCTCATTCTTTCACCAGAACGAAATTGGCATCTTGGCTAGCAGAGAACAGAGGAGGTCCTGTCCCCAGTGAGAAGGTAATCATAACTGCACTTTCTAAACCCCCAGTAAACCCTAGGGAATTCCTAAAGTCAATAGATCTCGGAGGTCTACCCGACGACGACCTGATAATAGGCTTGAAACCAAAAGAGAGAGAGTTGAAGATAGAGGGTCGATTCTTCGCTCTTATGTCCTGGAATTTGAGACTTTACTTTGTAATCACAGAAAAGCTTTTAGCAAATTACATACTACCTCTTTTTGATGCCCTAACTATGACAGACAATCTAAACAAGGTATTTAAGAAGCTAATTGATCGCGTGACGGGACAGGGATTGCAAGATTATTCTAGGGTCACTTATGCCTTTCATCTGGATTATGAAAAGTGGAACAATCATCAGAGGCTGGAATCAACCAAAGATGTCTTTCCCGTGTTAGATCAGGTGTTCGGACTCAAAAAAGTCTTCTCAAGGACTCATGAGTTCTTTCAAAAATCTTGGATATACTACTCAGACAGATCAGACCTGATAGGGTTATGGGAGGATCAGATCTACTGTCTGGATATGTCTGACGGACCTACCTGCTGGAACGGTCAAGATGGAGGGCTGGAAGGCCTCCGACAAAAAGGTTGGAGCCTAGTAAGCTTGCTGATGATAGATAGGGAATCTCAAACTAGGAATACAAGGACAAAAGATTTTGCGCAAGGTGACAATCAAGTGCTGTGTCCGACATATATGTTATCATCCGGGCTCTCCCACGAGGGGCTTTTATATGAGCTTGAGAGTATTTCCAGGAATGCTCTCTCGATTTACAGAGCCATAGAAGATGGAGCATCTAAATTGGGCCTTATTATAAAGAAGGAAGAAACAATGTGCAGTTATGACTTCCTTATCTATGGTAAAACACCTCTCTTCCGAGGCAATATACTGGTCCCCGAATCTAAGAGATGGGCTCGAGTGTCTTGTATCTCTAATGATCAAATAGTCAATCTCGCCAATATCATGTCGACTGTATCAACTAATGCCTTGACTGTGGCTCAACACTCTCAATCTTTGATCAAACCCATGAGGGGATTTTTGCTTATGGCTGTCCAGGCGGTGTTTCATTATTTGCTTTTCAGCCCCATCTTAAAAGGGAGGGTGTACAAGATTTTGAGTGCCGAAGGAGATGATTTCCTCCTTGCTATGTCACGTATTGTTTATTTGGACCCATCCCTCGGAGGAGTCTCTGGAATGTCTTTAGGAAGGTTCCACATTCGCCAGTTTTCCGATCCTGTTTCAGAGGGTCTATCCTTTTGGAAAGAGATTTGGACCAGTTCATCAGAGTCATGGATTCACTCTCTATGTCAAGAAGCAGGCAACCCGGATTTGGGTGATAGAAGCTTAGAGAAATTTACCCGCTTGCTAGAGGACCCTACCACTCTAAACATCAGAGGAGGGGCAAGTCCCACCATTCTTCTAAAAGATGCCATCAGGAAAGCTCTCTATGATGAGGTTGATAAGGTGGAAAATTCCGAATTCAGGGAGGCTATCTTATTGTCAAGGCACCATAGAGATAACTTCATCCTCTTCCTCAAATCGATCGAGCCGTTGTTCCCTAGGTTCCTCAGCGAACTATTTAGCTCTTCTTTCCTGGGCATACCCGAGTCCATAATTGGACTCATTCAGAATTCAAGAACAATCAGACGACAATTCAGACGAAGCCTTTCTAGGTCTTTAGAAGAGTCTTTTTACAACTCCGAGATTCACGGAATAAGCAGAATGACCCAGGTCCCTCAAAGGATAGGAAGAGTGTGGTCTTGTTCCTCAGAGAGAGCCCATTTGTTGAGGGAGATTTCTTGGGGACGAAAACGTGTTGGAACTACTGTTCCGCATCCGTCAGAAATGTTAGCTTTACTGCCAAAGTCCTCAATCTCTTGTCCATGTGGTCTAACAGGGAGTGAGAATCCGAGAGTATCGATTTCTGTGTTACCTTCAATTTATCAGTCCTTCTTCTCCAGAGGTCCCTTAAAAGGATACCTTGGATCATCGACATCTATGTCAACTCAGACGTTTCATGCCTGGGAGAAGGTGACAAATGTCCATGTAGTTAAGCGGGCTCTGTCGCTTAAAGAATCCATTAACTGGTTTATATCTCGAAATTCGAATCTAGCCCAGACTCTGATCAGAAATATAATCTCTCTAACAGGCCCCCAGTTCCCTCTAGAGGAGGCCCCAGTGTTCAAGAGGACAGGATCTGCACTACACAGGTTTAAGTCTGCCAGATATAGCGAGGGAGGTTACTCATCAATCTGTCCTAATTTGTTGTCCCATATCTCCGTCAGCACAGATACTATGTCAGACCTTACACATGATGGCAGGAATTTCGACTTCATGTTTCAACCCCTGATGCTTTATGCCCAGACGTGGACCTCAGAGCTTGTTCAAAAGGACATCAGATTGAAAGATTCTACTTTTCATTGGCATCTTCGCTGTCCAAAATGCATCAGATCAATAGATGACGTCATTCTGGTACACCCCCAGGTATTTGATTTCCCCGATGTATCCAAAAGGATCTCAAGAATGGTGTCTGGCGCTGTACCTAGTTCCCAGATACTTCCCGAGGTCAACTTGTTGCCAGGTCACTTTGAGTCTCTATGTGGAAGGGATAAGTCCCGACATATCGGCTCAGCTCAGGGTTTGCTGTATTCTATCTTGGTCGCCACCCATGATCCTGGGTACAATGATGGCACCATATTCCCAGTGAACATCTACAGTAAGATATCTCCTAAAGATTACCTCAGAGGGCTTGCAAGGGGCATCTTGATTGGCTCATCTATCTGTCTGTTGACAAGGATGACAAATATTAACATAAATAGACCCCTGGAATTGATTTCAGGAGTCATTACATATATACTCTTAAGGCTTGACAACCACCCGTCGTTATATGTCATGCTTCGTGAGCCATCTCTCAGATCAGAGATTTTCTCGATCCCTCAGAAAATACCGGCTGCATATCCAACCACAATGAAGGAGGGAAACAGATCTGTGTTGTGTTATTTACAACATGTACTCCGTTATGAGAGAGAGATAATCACATCATCACCCGAAAATGACTGGCTATGGATCTTCTCTGACTTTAGGAGCATGAAGATGACTTATCTGACCTTAATAACATACCAGTCCCACATCTTCCTTCAAAGGATAGAAAGGAGCTTATCTAAGAAAATGAGGGCTGATCTCAGGCAGTTGAGTTCACTTATGAGACAGGTTCTGGGGGGTCATGGAGAAGACACCTTGGATTCTGGAGAAGATATCCAAAGATTGTTAAGAGATGCCATCCAAAGAACCAAATGGGTTGATCAGGAAGTCCGCCATGCCGCCAAGACCATGACTAACGATCACAGCCCCTCCAAGAAAACATCTAGGAAAGTCGGGTGCTCTGAGTGGATATGCTCGGCTCAGCAAGTTTCAATCTCCACCTCTTCAAATCCTGCCCCTGTCTCAGAGATGGATGTAAGAACTCTTTCTCGAAAGCTTCAAAACCCCCTTATTTCGGGACTGAGAGTAGTTCAATGTGCAACAGGAGCCCATTACAAGCTCAAACCAATCCTGGACAATCTGAATACTTACCCTTCTTTTTGTTTGGTGGTGGGTGATGGATCAGGGGGAATCTCAAGAACCGTCCTAAACATGTTCCCTGATGCCAAGTTGGTGTTCAACAGCCTGTTAGAAGTGAGTGACCTCATGGCTTCAGGGACTCACCCGTTACCTCCCTCCGCAATCATGAGCGGAGGCGAGGATATTACATCTAGGGTTATTGACTTTGAATCAATTTGGGAGAAGCCATCTGACTTGCGAAACCTGTCTACATGGAGATATTTCCAATCAGTCCAAAGTCAGTTAAACATGTCATACGACCTGATAATCTGTGACGCAGAGGTAACAGACATAGCATCTGTGAACAAGATAACATTACTTATGTCAGATTTTGTTCTGTCTATAGATGGACCCGTCGACTTGATATTTAAGTCATATGGGTCTATGTTGGTGGACCCGGACTATAAAGCAATTCAACATCTCTCCAGGGCTTTTCCCCAGGTGACTGGATACATTACTCAACTAACATCCTCCTTCTCGTCAGAGCTGTATTTAAGGTTTTCTAAAAGGGGGAAATTCTTTAGAGACGCTGAATATTTGACCTCCTCCACTTTAAGGGAAATGAGCCTTGTTCTATTCAATTGTAGCAGTCCCAAGAGTGAGCTCCAGAGAGCTCGCTCACTAAACTACCAGGACCTAGTAAGAGGTTTTCCCGAGGAGATTGTGTCTAACCCGTATAATGAAATGATCATAACTCTGATAGACAGCGAGGTCGAGTCATTCTTAGTTCACAAAATGGTAGATGATCTGGAGCTGCAAAGAGGAACCCTATCAAGAATGTCAATTATCATAGCCATTGTGATAGTGTATTCTAACAGGGTGTTCAACGTGTCTAAGCCGCTTAATGATCCCTTGTTTTATCCCCCTTCGGACCCAAAGATCTTAAGACACTTCAACATCTGTTGCAGCACAATGATGTACCTATCCACAGTTCTGGGAGATGTCCCAAACTTTGCTAGGCAGCATGAGTTGTATAATGGCCCCATCACTTATTATTTTAAAAGGCAGATAATTAGAGGAAGCATATATCTGTCTTGGAGTTGGTCAGATGATACCTCGGTGTTCAAGAGGGTGTCTTGCAACTCAAACCTCAGCTTGTCATCCCACTGGATTCGATTGATTTACAAAATAGTCAAAACGACCCGTCTGACAGGGAGTCCAGTTGACTTGTCAAAGGAAGTCGAGAAACACTTAAGAGGATATAACAGATGGATAACCCTCAATGATGTGAAATCTAGGTCGTCTCTTCTGGATTACAGCTGTCTTTGATGCAAGCCTCTCATAGGTTTTTCTTTTGAAAATATGTTTGGAGAGAAAAGCCTGAAAAAAACATATGCAAGATTCAGAACATATACTTGTTTGAATGGAAGGG